TTACACACAAGACAAGGTCGTAGGTCAAGTTTTATTTCAACCTGTTCCTTTTTCTTTGGTGTGTAATCAGGGATAACTGGATTGCGAAGTTTTGACATATTGTATCCCTTCAAAGAACAGAGTGTAGTTGTTTGAACACAGTATATTAAAAAATGATGTAGATAATTTAATAAAGATACTATGCTCAAATAACTACACTTCTACATGTTATTATATCTTATCAATTCTTGTCAGTCTAGTACTTATCCCCATAAAACAAAACCCTCGACCTGAGGATCGGGGTTTTGTGCATGCGTTTCAGTTATATAACAATTAATACTGTAGCACCTATTTCTTTTTTTGTCTAGCTTTTTCTTGACGGATTGCCTCTTTTTCAGCAGGAGAACCTTTATCTACTATAGGTTTCTTCGGTTGCACCAAAGAGTTCGGTTGCCATCCATACAAGTCCCCTATCGCATTTGGTACCCCTGTTACCTCGATACTTTCACTCCCCTGCTCATCTTTTAGAATTTCTACCCATATTCCACGGCAGTAATCATGGAAGTTATCAGCCTTTGCCCACTTATCTGTTGGGTCTACAGTAAGTCCATCCATACTCAGACAGAAGTTGCATGTCTTTGAGTCTAGGATCTCACTTCTCTGTAATGCATGGATAAGCCCTGTATTTCGCTGAAACACATCATTGCGCCCTGTATTGATACTTTGCCCTACCATAACCCCTGCAATCGAATCTACGCTCTTATCGATCAAATTCTCAAGAACTAGGTCAATTGTGCCGACTGCTTGCAATACGTTGGCATTTTGCTTGATTGCATGGGCACTAGCATTCTTTGCTTTAGTCTCAATATCGATAGCAAGCTTATTGGCTGTAGTATCTGCCATGAGATCTATATTGGCTAGTGTTGCAGCTGTATTTGGTGGTACAGGTACACCCATTTCAGTAGATACATTATTCTTACCATACTCATACGCTTTCTTCATATACTCCTTGAGAAGTGCTTTGTAGTCAGATACGAACTTTACTTCTAGGTCTTTGAGAGCATTAGTATCCCCTGCGTCGAGTGCGGTATGAAGCTTTGCCATGAATTCATCTTTTTTCGACTTAAGCATTTCTTTTGCCTCAGCAGAGAAGTCAGCTTCTAGCTTGTTCATGGTATCCTCTATTTTCTTCCACGACACTTTTTCTTCTGCGAATGTTAGAGGTCTCCATGATGAGAACCCTTTACCATCTTCAAAGATGCGCTTCTTATCCTCGTAGTCATGACCGCATCCTCGACCATGGATGTGATCACTCGCTTTTTTTGCGATTGTAGTATCTACCTCTTTTGGATCAGCTTCAGGAGTTGGCTTTTCCTCCATACTCTCATCTTCTGTAGGTACTTCATCAGCACCATTTGGTGTTTCATCCTCCATAGCAGCATCTTCTGCAATATCCTCTTCACTCCTTTCAGGAAGTCCAAGAACTGCACGCAAGTATTGCTGGTCATCATCTGTTGGGTTAATAGCCCCTGCGGTAACGAGTGAGCTATACGCATCTGACAGTGCTTTCACATCTACCTTACTGATTCCTGCGTAATCTAGCTTTGGATATTCTTCCACATTATCGAAGTTAAGGTCTACAAGCTCCTTTACTAGATTCTGGTTGATTTCTGACACGATAGTATCAGCGATTGCTTCCAGTGACTTGAGGAATAGTTCTGTATGGTCCTGGCTGAGTGCTTTACTTCCTGTCTGCCCTGCACCAAGCTCTAGGAACTGTGCGAGTACTGACTTTACAATCTCACGGTTATGGTGACTGATTGAGTTCTCTGGATCACGTGTAGTACTTGACCCCATGTTAGCGAACTCGAACTCATAGCCATTAGGAAGAAGCATGTACGCGTTCTCATTAGCTCGTAGATTCTGTAGTGCTTGCTTTGCCTTAGCTTCATCGCTTACGGTGTATCCTATCGGCATCTTCATCATTGGGACTCCTAACCCCTGTCGCTCGAAGGCTACTGCATCTATCTTATAAAAGTTGTTTTTAAAGTACCAGTGCTTATACGCTGCTCGTAGCATTGAGTTCCCCCACCAGTTGTCCCCTTCCCTCTCGTTTACGAAAATAAGCAGCTTACTACCTGGTATTTCGGCTATTTGACCATCTTGGCGTATCTGTTGGATACCGAATGTACCGTCAGAAAGTTCCCACTGTTGGATAGATTTTGGCATGCGTGGGGCAAGTTTTGTGAGTACCACGTACTTCTTTCCGTTATATTCACGAATACCATATACTTTTTCAAACACCATGACACCAAATGGGACCATAAGAAGTGCTTGGCGAATAACATCCTGGAAGTTAAGATCTAACCATTCAAAGAGATTTTTCTCTACAAAGTCCTTTATCTCTTCTCCAGTTGTATCCTGAGTCCCTTGTTTTACGATATATATCGCTCGCCTAATTGGGAGTGATGTTACAAGCACAGCGGAGCGTACTGTTCCGTCTGATTTTCGCATCTCATCAAATACTTTGATACCTTGCACCCCTTGCAATGATGGGTTGTACTCCTCATGAATGAATCCAGCAGATGTGCGTGTACCAGAATCACCTAGCTCTACTCGTGGGTATGCCTGTCGTAGAGGTAGTGATGGTTTAGTATTTTGTACTTTCGATGGTACGACTGAGGGTACTGCCATCTCTGTCGCTCGCTTTATTTCAAAGCCGAATATTTTTGCCATTGTTGTTGTATGTTATTTTAAAATGTCTTTCTGATAAGTCCAGCAGTGATAGGTCGTACCTCTTCTGGCTTTTTCTTTGCCTCTACCGTTACTGGTAGTGGTCTTGAGAACGTATTTAGCTTAAAGTGCTGTAGTGCACACATTGTCGAGTCAGGAATGTGGTCATCTTTCTTAACTGGTTTGTCACTGTTATCTTGATAACGGTAACGCTTGTACTGCCAGTATGCTTCATCATTAGATACCCATTCTCCTTCTCTAAATATCTTTTTAGGTATCTTGATCTTCTCTTGCTCAAAGTGAGCACGTAGGTTACCAAGCATTCCTTCTTTTTCTTTCGAGAACACTACTTCTATGACAGAGCACGGTAGACCTTCTTTACTTAGCGCATTTTGTAGAGCATGGTTCTCGAATTTTCCAGCACTATCGGCATAAATGAAACGTATCCCTTTTTCTCTAACTTTATTTACTATCTCAGCGATAATTTCATCACTTCCAGTCTGGTGGTAGTTTCGGTTATCAAGCATGACTACTACGCCATCCTTGTATCCCATGAACTCCGTCACAGCTGTCATTGACGAGAAGCCCCAGTCAATACCGAGCACCACAGTTGCTCCTTGCTTGTAATGATACCTTGAATCAGTCCTACTGTCGAAGCGTGACTTGTCCACATCTTCTGGTTTTAGAACAAGTCCAGCGGATGATGGTCTACTACCCAGATACTCCACCTCGAACCATTCTAGTGTTGGTTTTTCTCGCCATGCTTGGATGACGTTTTCGATAGGTATCCACCCCTCTTTGTCCCCTCGCCTACCCTTCGTATACTCTTTCAACTTATCCATGCCAGTAACCCTTGCATATTCAGGTCTTTCCCATACTTCATCGGTGAATGGCTTTACTACGTCGAATATATCCCATTGTATGCGTAGATATCCCCTTTCCTCTGCGTTATCCCATGTTTCTTGGAATATACCGAATATCTTATGGAATGTACTCGCCATGATCACAAGAGGGTGCTTTGAGTCGTTAATCATCGGTAATGCCGAATGTACTAGCTCATCTGCAATTTCACACGCCTCATCTGCAATGAGAATGTCAGGGTGCTTTCCTCGGACCTGCTTTGGAGATGCTGTAACACATGAGAACTTATACCCTGGAAGGGACTTAGTTTCTGTCATCGTAATTCCACGACTACCACCATCTACATAGCTTACGATACTCGCATCGATGTCACAGTAGTCAGTGAAGTATCCATATACAATTTCAGCCTGTACGAAAGAACCGCCCATGTTTACCACGGAGCGATCTTTCAGATACCAGTAGTCGAATCCTACTGTACCTAGTAACTTACTCTTGCCACCTCCACGCGGTGCCTTGATGATGATACGACTGTACTTCCCAGACCATATTTGCGCGTACGCTTGCTTTATAACCTTTGGGAACGCCATAGGCATCTTCGCCTGGTACGTCTTGTGCATCGTTATCGGTCTGTCCTTGTACATCTTCCTCAGGTCCGTCTGACCTATCGCCATCTTCAAGGAGTCCGCTATTGCGTGCCTCTTGGGCAGCATCGAGGAGGTCTCTAAGGTTTCCATAGTGTTTATCTCTTTGTTCTTGTGTTGGTAATCCTTCAATTAAGAAGCGGATATCATTTACTCCGATCTCGACCTTTGCTGTATGTTCTACCTGTGTCTTTGGTGTGAACTTCTTGAAATACTGTAGCCATAGTAACTGACTCATTGGGTTACCTTTTACCGCAGCGCGATAGATACCTTGGATGACATCTGAGGTCTTTTCCTTCCCCCACTGCATCTGTACGTGGTCTACTCTCGGCTCGAAGTCAGGGCGGTTTTTCCATCTACTAAGGGTTTCCCTAGACACATGGTAATACTCCGCAAACTCTGTTTGGGTGTCTATTCCAAGGTTCACACGCTCGTGCGTAGGCATGGCAAACCAGAGGATGAACTCTTGGTATTTGTCTACCTTATGTGGTCTAGACATTTTTGCAAGACGTGATAGTTCTTTCTCTGGTGTCCTTTGGCTTGTATATTGATTTGGCATGCCTTTAATTAAATAATAACGTGATTTTGCTTGTTATCAATATCACATCTTACAGTTTGATGGCTTTCTCTCCGCTTTGGAGTTCCCACCGTTTAATAATTACGTCTACATATCGTGGATCTAGCTCCATTGAGTAACATGTACGATTCAGGTTATCTGATGATATTAGAGTGCTTCCGCTTCCTCCGAATAGATCTACTACTATGTCATCCCTCTTACTTGAGTTCCTTATTGCTATGCTTACTAGCTTTATAGGTTTCTGCGTTGGGTGATCATACTTACTTTCCCTATGTAGTCTCCATACCGTACTACCTCCTTCCTCATCTTTTACTACTTGCTTTTTGATAGCTGATAGCAATTCCTCGTCTGTTGGCTCTTCTGTCCATTCCGTGTATTGCTTTCTATCTCCGTAAAATTGCAGAGAGCTTCCTTTCTTGTGACAGTACAGGATTGGCTCATGCTTCCACCTGTAGTCACCCCACCCCATGTTTGCTACCTTCTTTACCCAGATGATCTGGTTACGCACCTCGAATCCGTTTGCGTTGATTGCATCCTCGAATTCTCTGTGTGTCCTTGAAGCGTAGCAGCAGTACAAAGCACCGTCAGCTTTTAGTAGGCGGCTATAGTTGTGAAACCAAGCATTTAGCATTGTTCTAAATTCTTGTTCCCCCATATCATCGTTTTTGATTGTGTTGCTGGTGTTCTTCCCGTTCCCCTTGTAGGCTACGTTGTAAGGCGGATCTGTGAAAACCATGTCCGCTTGTCCCCCCCCATCAGCTTATCTACATCTTCCACTTTTGATGAGTCACCACACATTAGCTTATGTCTTCCAAGTTGGTAGATTTCTCCATGTTTTGCGACAGGTTCTACTATCTTTTCTGCTTCTTTATCAGCGTCAAAATCATCCTCCTTATCTCCTTTAAATATCTTATCCATCTCTTGCCCTGTGAATCCTACGTCTTTCAGGATGTCTTCTTCAAAGAATGCAAGCACATCGAAGTCCCATTCTCCTGTGTTTTTATTACTTCGGAGATTGTATTCCTTGTACTCCTCATCGGTTAGCATGCGGTTCGGGACTCTTACATCAATCTCCTGCTCTCCTTTACCTTGTAGCATCATGAGATACGTTCTTTGGTGTCCTGCAATAATCTTGTTATCAAGATTAATTGCTGGTATTTCTACAAGTGAGAACTTGCTGAGCGACTTTTCTAGTTGATTTTTTGCTTCCTCACTTAGCTTTCTTGGGTTCTTATCCCATGGGATCAGGTCCTTTACCTTCCTCTTTTCGTTATGCCATTGTAGTGGTTCCATGTGCTTTTTGTTCGTATTCCTCTTTAGTAATATTCCCCTTTGCTAACTGCCTTCGTAGATAGCTAATCTTTTCTTCTCGTTGCTGTAGGATTGCAGCTTTTATCCTATCTCTACTTTTTGTATACATGTGTCTACTCAATGTTTACAAAGTATGGACTTGGTATCTTTTCGATCTCTTCCTCCTTTGCGTGCTTAATTGTTAATTCGACGACTGGTTGACCTATTAGGTTTTTCCGAATAACTCGCTCGATAACGACAATATCATTCTCAGGGATAAGCAAAGCTCCACTTTCTGGTCTATGATTTTGTATGTTCCTAACAATGTTATCGAGTGCCATCATCGCATCGTTGCTTACACGATTACTCATATCGAATATTTTGCTCCACCTCTTTGCGTACAGTACCAGTACTCTCATATCTTGCCAGTTGACGTGTATGTATCCATCCTCTGCTATTTTTAAAGGTTCTAGGACTGTTTTACAGTGTGGACACCCACGTAGTCCTGCCATTTTGAGTGATGCTTTGTTCCATTCAGCAAGACATGCAGGACAGCGCATGTCATTCTTCTTTGGAAAGAGTATCGTCATACTTGTTTACTGGGTGGCTACTGTCTGCGATCATTGTTGCTAAGGCATCTTCTCGTATCTTGAATGGACAGTCTAGGTTTATACATCGAAGCACACTGTACTTGCCTATTGAATCTTTCATAAGATCTCCACACATAGGACATTTACCCTGCTTCAAGTATTGCCATTTCATTCTAATGACTGGCGTATTTTTAGATTGCACCGCTCTAATCTGATGGTACCTTCGATACTCGATATGGAATGAGCACTTAGTACAGCGCATTTCTCCCTCTCTATCTTCGATTTTTCTTCCACAGAAAGGACATTCCTGCGTGTTTAAGTTTTCCCAATTCATATGGTTAGTGTAGCACTTGTCAATTTACATTATTATTGTTATATCCACTTTTCCTGCATCCCCATACTGATAGTCGAAACTTCCAGCGACATACTTATCATTTTGGAATAAAGCATCGGCTATCCCCTTGAACACGTTATCTGAATCAGCGTGAGCATCATTCATGAATGTGATCATTATGTGCATCACAATCTTGTTTTTTGACGCTACGATAGGTTTCATTCCTGGGAGAGCATATACCAGCCCTCTAAAATCCTCGTGATTGAGCAATTTTTGGTCTACACAGTGTGCTAGGAAGGTATTGCGCACATATTCCTTCCAGTCAGCGTAACTTAGTGCCTTAGGGCTAAATTTCGTGCCCTGTGTCATTCTGGTATACGGTACAGGGTTACCTTTCTCGTTTTTGTGGTTTCCTTTAACTGTAAATTGAAAAGTTCTCATTATTTTTTAGTTACTCTCGCTTCTAACCTTTTTTTGATACCAGTCGCACGTAGCTGTCTCTGCTTACTTTCGTTTTTTCGTATTGCAGCTTTCCGTAGTTCACTATCCATTCTCCGTGATCGCTTTTCCTCAGCTCTCCTATCCTTACGATTCTGTACGAATGTTTCTTTACTTTCAGCTTTCATACCAGGTTTGTAGTTAATTACAGCATCAGCGCTATATGGATTTTTAGTATCATCGTAATCGTGGCTCATGGTATTTATGCCTGTGTCTCAGGAGTTGCTTCTACTGCTACTGGTTGATCCTGCGCTGGAACTTGTGCTGCATCTTGCACTGCTTCTACAACTTCAGCAAGTGCTTCCTTTACTTCTGTAACTGCTGCTGGTTCTGCCTCCATGACAGCGTGTGATGCCTCAGGAGATACCTTCAAAAACTCAGCAT